TGCGGAGTAGATATATTACTTATCCCAAGACCCCGAGCGCCCAGACAGCTCCAACGATGGCTCCGATGATGAGGCCGTTGAGGGGTACGTGGCGGTATTGCTCTTCAACCGTGTTTTTGTGGGTGGTCGTTGCTGCCTCTTTAGTAGCGGTATAGAAGATCATAGGCGTCCCCTATCTCGTCATGGTCGGCGCGGATTGTTGCAAGGGCGCGCGTTATTTGGGAATACGCTCAGAACTCGAAAAAAAATAATGTTTCTATAAATAAACTCGTGGTAAACCAGAAAGTCACAGACAAGAACAGCATTACACCCGCCATGATACTCATCTTAGAAATGATCCATCGAGTATCATGGATATTATTTGCTCGCACACCCCCGAGCGCCCATCCTTGCCATCTTTACCGTCTTTACCATCGGATCCGTTCACACCGGCGGGGCCACGCTCACCCCGTTCCCCCTGTACACCTTGCGGGCCGGCAGGACCCGAAGGGCCCACATCACCGCGCTCACCGGCCGAACCATCCCGACCATCAGCGCCATTAACACCGTCAGCACCTGCACGACCCGGAACACCATCACGGCCATCCGACCCATTCGCACCAGGCAACCCGTCAGGACCCTTCACACCATTCAAACCAGGGGAACCCTGCGGACCAACAGGGCCAACCAGCCCAGCCGAACCATTAACACCATCCCGGCCGTCAGCACCTGCAGGCCCTTGCGGGCCACGCACACCGGCAGGGCCAGGCACACCCTGCACACTCCGCTCCGTGCGCATCGCATCCACACACAAACCAGACCTGTGCAGCTGCACAGACTCCACGCCACCCTGGGTACACACCTGCTTCACACGGGCAGCCAAACCCCTGGCAGCCGTACCATTCGACTGGGCCCTAGCCTGCTCCGAATCCCGCTCAGAGGATACAGCCCCGAAACGCAAAGCACCCGCAGCAACCACCGCCAACAACACAAGCGACAAAAACAGCAACACCAGGGAAGCCTTCTCAAAATTGCGGCGCTGCCGCTTCTCCTCCTCCAACTCCCTCAACCCTACTCACCTCCACCATCAACAGTATCTTTCAAAAACTCGGGCACATCAGGAAGATGCATCGGCTCCACATCATCAGGAAGCCCGGCGTTAAACCTTCGCACCTCGCGCCGCACACCCCACGTATACTCCTCCAAAGCATCCACCTGCGCAGACAGCCTGCGTAAACGCCTCCGAGATTTAGACGTGACCGCCTGAACTGAACCCAAAACCGTGGCCAACGCGGTACAAATAGAGGCCACCAGTGCAGGAGTAAACCACGACACCACAGCCCCCCAACATCACACCATCCGCCACAACAACAGCCCGGTCACACGCCGACAGCAATCCAATTAGCTACCGCAGGAACACCATTCGGCTTAGACCCGTCATTCGTAATAAACGCCAAACTAAAATTTTGGGCAGTCACATTGTAGGCTTTCACATCGATCTGCTGCGTGCCCCCAGCCGCCGTAGCCATAGACGCCACCACAACAGGCGGACTACTGAACTGGCGATCAAACGGGATCGTGTAAGCATACACAGCAGACCCGCCAAACATGATCGACTTCGAACCAGTCTCAATCCTGGGAGACAGGAGCATCCAATCACCCGAATGGTTAGCCCACACAGCCCCAGAAGGCACCATTATACGGTCACCCTCCACAGGGGTCGGGTCGCAAGCAGCAGACTCCCCAAACGCCACACGGGCCGCTATAGCCCTCCTGTCAAGCTGCTGCTGCAACCCGTTAGACGACACCACCAAAGTCGCCAGTAGCTGCTGATGAAACACGCCAGGCTCGGCACGCAACACATCCCTGGCACGCTCCGCACGCCCCCCAGGAACAATCTCCAACTTGGCCGTATTCTGCTCCCAATCCCGAGACAACACCACATAGTCGTACCGGGTCTCCCCCGGGCCCGGAAGCTGCCCTGTCACCGTCTCAACACTATTCAACGTACACATCACCCCGTGAGCCCAAGCCTGCCCCGGCAGGACCTCACACAACACTGTGGCACCCTGAACAGTAGTGTCGACACGAAAATCATCCGGGCCCTTAACCGAAGGCATATTACCCATCAGACCAGACATTTGAGCCCAATCATACTCGGTCAACACACCATCAAACCCTTTACACACAATACCCACAACACACCCCTAATCTTTTTTAAAACTTTTGCAAATCCCGCACACCCGCAGCCAAACCAGCCACACGGCGAGCCAACAACGCCGACGGATTATCCTCATAATCCCCGGCGATCGGAGTCACCTTCGTCCACCCGTCACCAGGAGAATCACACTCCACATCAATCTGCCGAACAATCTCCGCAATAGGGCCCGAACCCACATCCACATAGATAAGATCACCGGGCATCAACCTGCCGGGCCCAAACCGCAACACCTTCGACTCAGCCAGCTCAATCTTAAACCCCGACGTGGCCCCCGACTCGGACAACACCCGCTCAGCCTCATCAATAAGATGCACATGTTCAGAATCCGTGTTACGGGCATCCTTAAACACCTCGACACGATCAAACCAATCATCCTCGGCCATCGAATCAACATCCTCACAAAACAGCCTATCCTTGCCCTCGCCGCGGCCACCAACCACCACCGAAGTAGCCTTCGGGGCGTCACGCACATACTCCCACGACACAATCGAACCAGACTCGGCAGTCAACACATGTTTACGTGTCACAGCAGGCACACAATCAAACACCAAACCACGCTGATCAAACTTCGCATTCTCAAACTGGTTCACCGTGACAGTCATCCGAGCCCACGACAACACCGGCAACAACTTATCGGCAAACACGTGAAACCGCACCTGAAAATCCTTAATATAGCGGCCACGACTCTCATCATCGTTCATAAACAAACCAGGCGGAAAACGCCAAGCATTATCCCCCAACACCTGCTTAGCAACCGACTCAGCCGCACCCGAATAGTGGGCATAATCCCTGTCGGCACGCCACTCCATACCAACCATACCAGGGCGATAATTCACAGGCCACATCAGCATACGCCACAACAGACGAATATCATCCTCACACGTTATAGTCACATGGGAAGAACGCCACGGGCCCACACCATGCACTTTGCGCACAGGCCCCGAAAAAATCTGGCCACCACCATAATCAACAACCAGCCGTGCACCAGGCTTCGTCAACCCGTCAAGCCTGGAATGATCACCAGACACCACCAACTCCAAAGTGGACAAACCATTCCACTTCAACGACAGTTTCAACGACTCAAAAAAATTGATAGGGGCTACCCGGCGATAATCCGGTGTAAACAATGTTACATGCGGAACAAGACCAGCCATCAACTATTCACCAAGCCCTCAAAAACCTGTACTGCACCGACACAACAATGGCACCCAAACCAACCATCTCAATATTCACACTCTTCGAACCGCCAGGAGGAATAGGCGCAAACTCCCACTCTGTCAGGCGATCCATCACATCCTCAAACCCGTCCAACAACGCAGACTGCTTACGAGGATCCGTATCAATAGTGATCCAATCATACTCCTCGACAGGATAATCCGAAGACACACGCAAACCATCAATCTGCACCGACCACGAATCCAAAGGCCCCTCAACACGAATCACAGGCCACGCAGGCACATCACCCTTATTAGACAGGTTATCCCAGCCAGAACCAACACCAGGTGTTAACACCACAGGAAACGCGGTACCCTTCCCGCCGACAGGGCCGCCACCCAACCAATCCTGCAACTTCGCGTTACTGAAACGAAACTTCTGCTCATCCCCATACCAAAACGGGTCATAAGCTGTCAAATGAATAACATAGCGCGCATAGCCACGATTCACCGGATCAACCGTAAACGTGTCATCCACCGAATCAAACCGGCATTTTAGCACACGCTCACGGCCGGCAGGAGTCTTCACCGACAACTCCCCCTCCTCCCCGGGAGGAAAAGCAGACCACAACGCATCATAGGCTTTCATGAAACCGTCACGAAACCCGCCCACCGGATCCTCGTCGACACCCGACACCAACACCGGTAATGTCACCTCGCGAGGCTTCACATTAAACCCACGCCACTCCGAGCCATGCACCCCAACATGAGTTTGAGAAAAATGCTCCACCTCAGGAACACCCAAACCGCGCAACGAATCATTCAACAACATCACCGGAGACGCACCCGTATAATCCGTCAAATGAAGCACACGCTCCGGATCATTACCAATCAACGGCAACATAGACCAGGTAACAGTCAAACCGGCACGATCAGACGGGTCAGGAATAAACATGCACAACACCCCCAATCACACGTAAGCCAACGCGTTCAAAGCGTCACGCTGCTGCCGCTCAATCCGCTTCGCAAACTCGTTAGGATCACCATAAGTAGGACCATTCACATTCACCACAACACTCTTATCATTCGCACGCTGATACCTACCATACGGGGTAAACGAGCCCACAGACGATCGCACACCAAACCGGGCATCCACAGCATCCGGAAGCCGACCCGCCACACCCGACATCGCATCCAACGCCAAACCAGCATTCCCAGTGATCCCCTCAGCCAAACCGGCCACAACCTGCCGGCCAACCTGGTCACGAAACACCCTCGACGGGGAATGAATACCCAACACCGACTTCGCCGCACTCGCAACCTGAGAACCCATATTACGCACCGTATCCAGCAGGCCACTCATAGCATTCCGGATACCATTACCCAAACCAGACACCACATCACGGCCAGCAGACACCAACAGGGACCCCATATTACCAAGCGCACGCCGAATATTGCCAGGCAGATTCCGGAAAAAACCCAGCACACCATGCACACCACTAGACACAGCCGAGCCCATAGCATGCATAGCAGAAGATGCCGCACTCCGGGCACCATTAAACCCGCGCACAGCACCACTACGAACCCTAGACGCCATCGAACTGAAAAACCCGCCAACAGCAGACGCCACCGAAGACACCACACTACGTATCCCGTTCATCGCAGAAGAAACAGCACCACGAGCCGCATTAAAACCAGACCGAACATGAGAAGCAACCGACAAACCAAGCCGCGTAAAAAACCCCACAACCGCGGCCACACCGGCAGAAATAATCGACTTAAACCCGCCCATAAACGCCGACGTAAACGCCCTGATACGATTCCAGCCGGCCTGAACCACCGAACCCATACGTGCCAAACCAGACACAAAATGGGCCACAACCCACCCGATGACACGGGCAACAGCAGCAATCACACGGGCCACAGCCGACACGACAGCACCAACAATACGGGCCACAAACCCTACCACGGCAGCCACCATCGGAGCCACAACCGCAAGAATACGGGCCACCACCTGTAGCACGGCACCAACAACCTGCACCACCACACGCATAATCGACATGATCACCGGTATCAGCGACCGTATCAAACCAACAATCGGCGGCAAAACAGACATGACAGCACCCAAAATCTGCTGCACAACCGGCATCAAAACAGGTATCAACTGCATAATGACACCAATAACCTGCCGTATCACAGCAACAACAGCCTGAATAACCGGCATCAGCATAGGCAACAACATGGCAGCAACCTGGGTTACCATACCAATAATCTGGGTGATCACAGGAACCAGCCGGGCAATAAGCATACCAATAACAGGCACCAGCCGGGCAGCCAAACCAGCAACCATACCGATAATCTGGCCGAACACTGGCGCCAACCTGGCAACCACGCCAGCAACAATCCCAAACAGTGGCTGAATAGCGGCCATAATCTGCCCCAGGGCTTGGCCAACAACCCCCACAAGCTGCATAACAGCGGCACGGAACTGGGCGTTAGTGGCAAACATGGCAGCAAACAAGCCGATCACAATCCCGACAGGGCCACCCAGGGCACGGAACACGCCACCAAGCCCGCCAGCGGCACCCTTCAAAGCACCAAACGACGGCAACAGATTCTTCAACGACACCGCCAGCGGGGCAAAACCCGCGACAAGCTTCCCCACACCCGCAGCAACAATACCAAACACTGCGGTGCCGCCAGCAAACATGGCACCCAAATTCACTTTAGGGACAGGCAAATGCATTCTTGCAAAAATGCCCTTCAGCTGCTCCACCTTGGCGCGCATCTGTGCATTCATTCGAGTGATCATGCCCGGCATACGGTTAATCCACGCCAAAATAGACGGCATCACCCGCTGGATACCAGCATCGACGGCAGCAAACATCGGCTTCACAGAATCCGTGATAGACTTGATAACCGGATTCAACGCAACAAAAATCTGCCGCAACCCGTTAAGAAACGGGGCCATAGCCGTAGCACCAAGATAACCCAGGGCGCCCTTAACATTCTTCATAGCGCCCTCAAACGTCTTACCAGACGCCTGCGCAGCACCACCCATGCCAAGCTTCATCGCAGCCGCAAACGTGGCAAAATCAATCTGCCCCTTCGACACCATCTGCGACACCTCGGCCGAGGTTTTACCCGTCTGCCTGGCAAGCAAAGACAGGACAGGAACACCCGCCATAGTAAGCTGCAACATGTCATCGCCCTGCAACTTACCGCGGGCCATCACAGACGTAAAAATAGCGCCCGTATCCTGAAACGACTTACCAGAAATATAAGACACATCGGCGACAGTTTTCAACACATCCGTCATCTGCCCGCCAGACTGCACACCCGAAGCAGACAACGCCGCAGCCGTAGAAGCCGCATCACCCAACGCATACGACGTACCAGTCACAGCCTCAATAGCCGAATTCATAATCGAAGACGTGTCAGAAGACGTATGACCCAAACCAGTCAGTTTAGCCTGAGCCTCATCAATAGCCATAGCCCTAGCTATACCGCCACCAATAGTCACATCATAGATAGATTTGAGGCCCTTCTTAGCAACATTGATAGCGCCCATCATTGCGGCGCCCCCCAAAGCCAGCTTCATGCCCTTAGCAAAAAGACTACCCGAACGCTGACCCTCCGCAGGCATCACCCCGGAAAGCTGTTTACCAACATCAGACTTCAAACCAGGCATCTTCGTATACAACGACACATACGCGGAAGCAATCTCACCAGACATACACTATTCACCCCATAATATTAATCTCGCGAGACACCCCGCCACCGGCACGAACACGCGCCAAAATATCGTCCACCTGCCCAGACGTAAACCGGGCCCTACGCTCATCCGTAGGCCTCGCCACAGGCTCCGGCTGCCCCTCACTATTAGCAGACCTGTAATGATCCAACATGTCCAACACAGCCCACTCGCACCACTCGAACGGGCGCTGCCAACCATTCAGGTGGGCCGCCAACTGGCTAGACGTATCGGTACACAACACGCCAGCCAGCCGGACAGCCTCACCCCAACACATCTGCGGGCCACCAACACTATAAACAGAAACACCAAATTTAGTGCGGAAATCGTATTCGATGGCCCCACGATAATCATCAATCAGGCCGTGGAGCCAAACTATTCCCCCAGCGAGGCACCCTTACCGTCAGGCTTGTATTCCATCCACTGGCGGAAAACCTCCGCCACACGAACCATAGGAAGCCCCTCTAGGGCCTCCACCGCGTCAGCCGGGGCGGCAGCCTCCAACATAGAAAACATCACCTCAACCTGGGCGAAATCCGCAGACTCCCCCGACTGTGCAATCTTAGCGGCACGGCGAAAAACGCGGGCAGGAACAGCCTGAGCCGTCTCCTCAGCATCCGCCAACACCCAGCTACGATCACCAATCTTCAACGTGTAACCAGTGTCACTCATCTATCAACAATCCCTAAAATCGTGTATCAGTTATCGGACGGAGGATTCGGATCCGGCTGAGGCTTCGGAGGAACCGGGGCCGGAGGAGGAGTCGGAGGAGTATCAGCTTTTAAAGCCGTCATCCACCCCCGACCAGATACAGCATTACCAGTCTTATTAATCTGAGCAGGGTAAGCCTTCAACGTCACACCATACCCGTACACTTCGCCATTCTTGCCCTTGATCTCGTCACGATCAATCAACTCAACCTCAGGGAAATAGTAGCGAATAACCTGATCACCATCCACAATATCCATCAACAAGGCGTGCACGCCAGTGGTGGCACCAGGAGAAATATCGAACGAACCCGAATCGGCTCCGGCAGTAACCTTCGACTGCCAAAACAGTTCGATAACCTCCTTCTTAGACTCGATCAGCTGGAAAGAAATCTCGATAGAAGACTCCGTAGCCACAGTGCGAACAACATCCGCATTCTGCCAAGCCTTCAAATCATCCGTTTTACGCTCCGGCTTAATCTTAAACCCGTCATCAGACAGATACCCTAAAGCGGTAAGACCGTCAGGAACCGGCTCCACACCCTTAATAGTATCACCGGCATGAGCTTTACCAATATAGACGTCACCCGTAACAGCAGAGCGAACATTAGACGCTTTACGTGTTGCAGCCATCATAACCCCCATTAAATATCAAACAATTACATTAAAACAAAAACAAATACGTTTACTCAGATTCGACAGGCCTACATATCAGCCCAAAAAGCGAATACACATCAAAACGTGCACCATCAACCAGCAAATCAGGACCAGTAGACCGTTTACAGTACACCACAGGGTCACCGTCCACCCCGTCAGCCAGCACAGCCTCAACACGACGCGCCAACGACATAGCACGATCCGGCGTATCCGAAAACACATTCACGCGCAAAAAAACCTGCTCACGAACATGCAACTGCGGGCCACCATCAAGAGCCAACCAAATCAAGTCACCGCTGAAATCGTCAGGAACCGTCCCTGTACACGGTATCCCAGACAGCCAGCCATCATCCGCCAACACACGTTTAGCCCACTTCCTAGGGTCATCGTAAACGATCACGACGCAGCCCCAATCGACCTCGCCAACGTGCCATGCTTCGCCTCAATCCTTTTACCACCCTTATAGGTGGTGCCAATCCTGGCGACAGCCTCGACACGGTGAACCTGCACCTCCGACGACAAACCATTACGGTATTGGGCCTTATCAAAAGCGTTACCGCCCACATTCGCCGAGGCCGCACGCTTGACACGCTCGCCACGCTCAGCCAACATAGCCTGCACCCCAGAAGACTTCAACACCTCACGAATACCCGACAAGTTCAGCTTCACATTCACATCCTGAGCCACTACCCATCAGCCCTTCTTGCGCTTCACATTGATCTGCGTGCCCGCATCCCAGCCAGACATCGGATGATGCCACACCATAGGAGACCCGTCAGCCTCCCACACAACACCCCGGATACGCCACCTGCAACGATAATCAGCACCCACAACAGGCTGCTTGAAAAGCATCGACCAATGCTCATAGTCAGAGTCACGCCCCGCGGCCTCATCCTCCTGCGAAACGGAAGCATAGATGGCCACATTATGGTACACAGTCTCGACAGGATGACCCCAATCCTCCACCTTGTCGCCAAGATCATCGACACGAACAGTCGGCTGAAGCATCACAACAGTTTCACCATAAGGAAAACCGGTCATATCATATCTCCCACAAAGGGCCAGCGTAGCCGTTAATATTCGACCCGCACGAGCAACCCTCACCCCACACCGTGGAACACACCTCAGAATGCGCATATCGACCATTGATAGTGGGTGTGATAGTGAACGCTTTACCAGCCCCACCATCACCCTCACACAACTTCTTCAGCGCGGCAATCTCAGAAGGCCACAACAAATTCGTGGGAGTATTAGACCGTGTAGTCTGAGCGAAAGGACCCGCAGACTCATACTGCACCTGCCCCGACACGCCGGTATCATTCCAACGCAACAGGGCCCTGCGCAGGATAGCCTTAGCGGCATCCTTGTATTTGAAATCCGGTTTAGCGATACAGGGGGCGACACTGACAGCCACAGCCTCCACATCGGCGATCATCGCCTCAAGCTTCCCCTCAGGGATATCGGCGAAAGGCTCAATATCCTCAGGCTTCAAAATGATACCCATCAACACCACCCCCTGCACATAGTACACATTCGCTTATCTTGTATCAGTTACCAGCCGGAGGATTAGGCTCAGGCTTCGGAGGATTCGGAGACGGAGGAGGAGTCGGAGCAGCCTTCTCCTTCACCACAGCAAACGAATCAAGCGACTCAATAGCCACATACAACACAGCCTCGGCACGAACCATAACCTCATTATGGCCCTTCAAATCACGGCCAGTCTGATCCGGATCGCCATACTCGATCAGTTCGATCGGGAAGTTACGCTGGAAACCCCAATGAACACGAGAGAAATCACCCACAATAGCCTTCACACCAGAGGCAGGCGACATCTCCGGGGCACCCGAAACAGTCGAAGAAGCACCAACATTCAAGCCACGCCAATTATCCAAACCGGCAAACCCGGCGGCAGGATACATCGGCTGACCGGCAAGCGGAGACCCCTTCGGATACACCTCAGTAGACAGAGCAAAAGCAAACGCCGGATCCAAAGCAACCCCGCTAGGAACCTGCAAACCAGCCCCAGCAATCAGGCCGACAGCCTTAACAAGATCAGTCGTAGCGGAATCGGTGGCATCAACCGTCTTCTTCGTCTTATCCAGCGACACCTTGACAGCCGCGGCAGGCTTCCCAGTGGCAGGATCAATACCGTGGAAAGCAATCAGATCCACGGCGCGACCAATCGAGGCACCCAGGGCAGGCGAAATCAGATCCTGCAAAACACCCAGACGGTAATCCGCGTCAGCCCACATAAACTCGTCGCTGACACGCTGCTGAGTCACAACCTTGATCGGCTGCGCAGTAAACGCCGAAACACCAACCGAAGCAGAAGGCTTAACCTCGCCCTCACCAACAATCTTGGCGCGAGGAACACCACTAAACACGGCACCCTTCACCGGGCCGAAAATAGTCGGCTGCTCCGGCGACAGCTTCGCCAAAACACCAGAATCGATAGCACGGTCACGAACCGCACCAATCATAGAACCAGGAAGCTCAAGCTTCCCTGCAGAAAGAAAATCGTCAGCCATCACAAATCATCTCCTAGAATTATTGACAAGAGCATCCACAAACGCGACACCCTCACGTCGTTTAACATCATCAACGGGGGCACTCCCCGCAAGACGGCGCACACCCGCGCCACCACTACTCTGGTCGATCAAACCCTTCAAAGCCTTAGCAGACTCCACCAGTGCATCACGGTCGCTACCGTGCAAGAAAGCGACAGCATCACCCGACAGGCCACACTCGGCAGCCACCTCGCGCTTCACACCCTCAAGAACAAACCCGTTAATCCGGTCTTCGAGTTCCTCATTCTTGCGACGAAGATCATCAATCACAGACCCCGCATCACCATCCGAGGCGCGAAGCTTCTCCAACTCGGCGAAATTACTTTTAGCACGAGACTCCCACTTACGGGCCTCAGCCTTCCAATCCGTGCCAGAAGAAGACTCCTCCTTCACGGAAACATCACCGGCATGATCATCGCCGGCAGCCTGCCCATCCTTCACAACATCAACAATGTCTCCACCCTTTCCGGGCACAACAGCATCATTGTCAACATTCTGTTCCTCAACACTCTGATCGGCCATAGCCTAACCTAACACTCCTTGCGGAAAACAACACAACATTGTTGACCCCCGTGCGGGAGACAACCCTATGCACCGATAACCGGCGGCACACAACCGGAAACCATCATCTCATGTCGCCAACAGTACGCATAGCCTTCAAAATATTGCCAGGCGACTGCTGCAACCCATGATCATCAACCCACTCACGAGCCTTCTCATAAACCCGCTGATATGCGGTGTCCGCAGAGGAGGGCTCCCAACGCCCCACAACCTCAACCACCGTACAACCACAATGATCATGATACTTCGAACCAAACGGGCGCTTACCGCCACGCTTATGACGCCGAGTATGACCAGTAGTAAGCGCCCTTTCCCGAGTCGTATAATCCGACCTCGTAGCCAACATGGCACAAAACGCGCACGGATCACCATCCGTCACCCTGCGCCACGACCGGCCCTGCGCACCCGCCGACCACTCAACCGTGTCACGGCCAGCATTCATGACAGCCCGATTAACACCCGCCGCCATCGCATCAATAGTATCATTCGCCCTATCCGGGTCACTATTCATCATCTTCATAGTCGAAAACGACCTAGCCAACGCGGCGGCAGCATCAAACTCGTCATACACGATCAAACCAGGATCCACACCGTTAAGCTTCCGAAAATCCGACACGAACTTGCCCGCCATAGCTGCGGAACCGTCATGGCCGGCACGCTCCAACTCCACACACAAACGCACATACTGCGCATCTGTCATCTTCCCGGAATGCCACAAACGACCAAGCTCGGCATAATAGCCCGCATACTTCCCGGCAAAACGAATCGCCTCACGCTGATACCCGGCAGCAGCCATCCGCGACGCAACACCCGAAGCCATCGCCTATCAAACCTCGTTCGTCTGCCGCGATATAGCCCCAGCCAGTGCCGCCAACGGATCAGACGACTCGGCACGATGCCGCATCACAGCCTCAACCTGCACATCATCAAGCCCCAACATCTCCAACACCGTACGGCTATCGGCCGGCAAAATACCGGCACCCACAAGCTTCGTCACAGCATCCGCCGTAGCAGCCCGAGTCGGGGTTGAAGCATCACGCCACCTCAAACCCACATCACCGAAAAACGCGGCCTCATCAACACTCGAATCAAGCGCCCTCGCAGCCAAGAAACCAACCGACAGCCAGCCCTGACCAAACGACGTCTGCCTGCGTTCGGCACGCTTCACAAGCCGAGACTCCTCCGCAGCCAAAGCCTCCCCAGAAGGCGGGTTAGACGTGATAAACCCGAAATAGCGCTCCGGAACCGCAGCCTCACCCGCCGTCAGCTGAGCCAACAAACGCATCTGATCCGAATACGGTGTAGGACTATTGACAGGAAACGACCCCACATTCGGGGTGTCACCGTCATCATCCTTATCCACAGCCCACACAGAAGCCATCGACAACACCCAGCCAGGCTGCGAAAACTCGTCAGCCGACACACCCGTCACCCAACGCTGAGGGTAGGCATAGAAGTCACGATTCACAGACTGCCCAAGCAAAGTCCTAACCGCTTCATCCGTGTAAGCCCTGATCGAGCGGGTAATCTCCGAACGGCCATCAATCCTCGACGTACGGCGACGATTCACAACAGGCACCAACGGAACCGCACCCAACACATTCGGTATACGGCCCATCTCAACCCACTCACGGCTCCCTCGCCGCTCCACCTGAACAATCACATCAGGCAACAAAAGCTCAGCCTCAACCACCTCAGGATCACACGTCTGCTGCACCACCAAACCCGCATCCAAACGAGACCCATCGGCAGAAAACTTGCCTGTGCAATTCTTGGGTGACTGCGGACGAACCAACACCGACCCATCCTCTTGGGGGATAACAGCCACAAACGACAACCCAAAAATCAGTGCATCAAGGTGGACGTCACACGACGCCGTAGCAAGCCGATTCGCAGCATACACACCATCCAAGCCGTAGCCGTCACCATTCGTCCAGCCAAGCCAATCCAGACGCTCCTCCAAAGCATCCACCGCAATCCCAGGCCACGACACCACCGTCTGCACCCGCTGCAACTCCGGCGGAATAGCCACACCAAGGTCACGCACCCGATTAGAGCCCTCATAGTAGCCCTCAATACGACAATGCCACGAAGACAACCTTTGAATACGATCGTACATGCCCTCAATCAGAGCCAACTCATCCGAGTTCATACCACAGACACCCGCTTCCTACCACTACGCTCCCGACGGCCACGACGAACACGTTTAGCCCCCAAAAACGCCAACGACACAGCCTCCAAAGGCACCTCAGAACCATCCTTAAACGAGGAACCCCAACCCCACGCAGAACCCTTCTTCTTCTGCACAGCCGACCTCACAGCAATATCCAACATGTCACGCCTCGAATCAGCCCTAGGGTGAGAAACATTCCCAGACCTGACACCCTCCAAGAAGGCTTGACACGCCTCCACATAGGTGCCAGTATCGGCAACCATCACGCCACGGCCCGGAACACCACGATCCGTCAACGCCTTCTGCAACAACACCGCACCAGACCCGGCAACCATGATCCGGTCAGTACCACCCCAACGAACCGCCAACCAGTCAGCCAACCGGCCCACACCATCAACAATCGTCCCCGACAGCCCATCAATAACCTCAACATGAACCCCAGCATCAGTCCTGCCAGCACCAGCCAAAGCAACCCGATCCCCCGAGCGAGAAAACGAGACACCAAACACCTTCCCGCCAACCAGAGCCGCCTCATCCACCGCAGACTGAACCCACTTATCCGCCGGAATCACCGACGAAGCAGACTGGCCACGATCCCACCAGCCAAGACGCTCCCGAGCAAACCCGGCAGCAGACATCGACTCATGCTCATCGCTCACGGTCCCAAAATTCAGACGACGACCCAACGCCGGATTAGTGTCACCCGCAAGCTTCCGCCACTGCCGCGACACATCATCCGGATCAGACTCGTCAGGAATCGAAAACTCCGTCCACGCAAACCGTTTACCACCCGACAAAGCCTGCCCACGAAGACGCAACACCACGCTACCATCCGCTAGCGGCCCAGGCGGCGTACCCAAAAAAATCTGCTGAGGATCACCAGACGGGGCCGCAGACACCGTAGGAAGCAAAGCCTCCAACTGCTCATCCGACAACTCCTGAGCCTCATCACACACCAAATCATCAACCGTAAACCCGCGAGCCGAACCCCGGCTACGGGCCACAAACTCGACAGAACCCCAACCCGGACAACCACACTTCTTACCACCCACACGACAATCAGGATGATGCAACACAATCGACTCCTGACCATTCGTCGCACGAACAGCCTTCACCATACGAGCCAAATCCGGATAGCGGCGCTCATTCTCAAAAAACGACCTCAACCGCATAAACGCCTTACGAGCCGACTTCAACTCGTGAGCCGTATGCAAAACACGCCGCCCCTGAACCACCATCTTAAAAAGCTCAACAACCTCCAAAATAGCATTCTTGCCATTCTGGCGAGGCACAAACACCCCACACACACCCGCAGCAAGCCTGCCATTACCACCCACAGCAAGCCAATCATCCAACACCTGCTGCTGCCACGGATCAGGCGTCAACCCATACGCAGCCCCAAGGGCACCAGCATCCTTGCCAGCAGACACCGAATACGCCGCAGCCACACGATGACGAGGAACCTGAGACCCAACAACACCAGACACCTACTCAGGCCCCCCTACGCTTCCTATACCGGTCAATCATCGCCACCGCAGAACCAGCGCCACCACTGGTCGTGCCAGCATCCACAGAATGAGCCTCCAACATGCCCATAAACGCCTTCACATGAGCACGCAAAGAAGCCACCAAATCCGCGCGACCCTCACGCCACACCACATCATGCAACACCGCAGCATCCATAAGAAACAACCACTCCTCATCAGACACCAACCCGGCACGCGAATCCTCACCCCACACACGCCACCAACGACGCGTCTCCCCACACCACTCACGAGACTCAGGAAGCTCAGGCTGCACAACACTCACCACCAACACAAAAAGTCGACAAACAGACAAATCCACAAAAGGGAGGTATTTCACTAAGCCGTACGAGGTCTTGCACGCCTGTGCAGGGGGTGTGCCCGGTGGGGGTTGGCGGGTTTTTCACCATGGAATCAATGTTTTTGTGGTTTGTTGTTGGAATTTGATGTTTGGTTCGCTGCGATTGCCTTTGCTTCTGTTGCATGTTCTGCAGATGATTTGCCCGTTGTCGAGGGTGTTGAGTCCTCCCCTGCTGACGGGTGTGATGTGGTCGGCTTCGGGGCTGGTTGGCAGGTCATGGGTGCCCCAGGTGATGGTGGCTCCGCAGAGTGGGCATTCGGTTTGGCCTTGCTTGCGTGCTTGGGTGATGAGTCTTGCCCGCCAGCGCCGGTGGGCTTGGCTGGCTGTGCGGTTGGTGCGTGCCATGATGTGTCTGTTCCTCGCCTAGCCCTGTACGGGCTCTCATTGCCCCTGTAACGGCCTAGAAGGTGTTGGGGGTATGAATACCCTACCGGTGCCCTGCTGTTCGATTCTGGGGGCTGTTTTGTTCGTTTGAGGGGGTGTCTTGAACGTTCCGGGGTGGTTGTTTTCTCCACTACCCCCCATGGGTGTGAAAAAGATCACATCGCCCCCCAGCTGTGTCAAAAGAAGAAGGACACGAAAGAAAAAAGGGGGGGTGGGTGTTTCAGGCTTAGCGCTTGGCGCCTAGCGTTGAAGGACACGGGCTCAGCGGGAACACCTGACAGGTTTTTAAAGTCTTCTACTTATAATATGCACTTTAAGTCTTACCTGGTGTTAAGGGTGTTGGCATGACACGCCGTACGCCTTCAGCCGAACACACCAAGCCTGAAAGGGGACACGGGTGAAAGAGTGTGGGGAGTGTGCAAACCGGGAGCGTGCGACCGGTGGTACACGAGACACACGGCGAAAAGTCCATCAGCGTTGACGGTAAAAGGTTCCTCTTCTCCCCTGATGAAGAAAAGAAGAGAAGAGAGAAAGTACCAAAGAGAGTAGAGAAGTAAAGAAGTTAACCCTTTAACTCTTCTAAAACTTTTATAACTTATAAGCTTTAATACTTATATTATATTATTATACCTATAAGCTTTAAGGCTTATAGGTTATAATATTAAAGTTTAAGACTGATGGTTAACTTTAAGTACTTAAGGTCTTTAAGTCTTAAACACTGATGTTAAGTTTATATCCTTAAGTGCTTAGCCTTTAATGTTTTATACTTAACTTAGGTGTTAAGGTCTTTATACTGATGCTGAGCCTTGAAGGGCTCAGTGCTAAGTGTGTAAGCCTTTAAGGTTATTAATTAACTTTAAGTGCTAAGCTCTTAAGTTTACTTGAAGTGTTTAAGGCTTGAAGGCTGATGCCGAGCCCTTGAGGGGCTCGGTGCTAAGCTATCAGTACCTTAGCGCTAAGCCCTTAGGTCTTTAAGTGTTTGGTAGACTGATGGTAAGCGAGGTTGGGAAGTGCGTTAGCACTTTCCGGCCTTGCGTCCAGCTGGCTACCTGTCCAGCCTATCATACCCCACCTGGGATGAGTCAAACTGGTGGATTTGGCTCTATAGGCGGGTTTGAGGGGTGTAAACGGGTGTTTTTGGTAGTAAAGGTCCAAAAATTAAACCTAAACTTTTCCTTAAATTTTCTTAGAGTCTTGTAACCTTTGAGGGTGGTTAAGGCTGAAACCCCTAGTCAGAACGGGTTTCACTCCCGGACAGCTCTCACACCTTACCCCTGTGTCCTTTCCGAACACGCTAGGCCCATCAGTGCTGATGGGTGTTCCATCAGGCTTTCGAGTACTCGTCGCTAGGGCTCCTCGTACTCTCAAGCCTTCCCTGATGGCGTGTACCCCTTTCAGGGCTGTGCCTGATCGGCTGAGCCCGATGGGGCTGATGCCGAGCCCTTGAGGGGCTCGGTGTTAACTGCTAAGACTTTAAGGCTTGAAGGCTGATGCTCCCCCTTCTTTCTTTTACCGTGTCCTTCTTCCCTTTTAGTATCCCACACTGTCAACATAGTTGAGGCTTAGCTAACCAGGATAGGGGTTGATGGTCTATGCCGAGAGGGTTGATCGTGTATGAGGCTGTGGGAAGCGTCTAGAATCGATCAGAATTGCTTGGGGGTATAAATACCTAGCCCCCACCCTGCAAGGCGCTCCTAGGCGCCATGTGAAGGCTTTAAACGGTATTTCTGGGCTACACCCTTCACGCCAGATCGGCAGAGTGGCCTCGAGGGTGCACACCAGGCTAAGAGAGTGTGGCCTATCTCACACAGTATGAGGGTGTGGATTCCATGCCCAGATCTGGCACCTCAACCCCCGTCATGAAACGCTCAATCCAAATGAGCGCCACCTTGACTGTGGGATCGCCACCTACACACTCTAGAAACCACAACAACCAACCCAAACAGTTCAGAAAGGAGCACACCCTCATGGATGGCACACTCGTCACCCCATCCTTCACCAGCCTCTATGGGCCCACAGACATCAACCTACTCCACCCCGCACACCTGGCAGGATGTGACATAGGCAACACCCACACGTCTATCATCTGCCGCCTGCACCGCGCCAAAGTCGAGGAAGCCATCCGACTCATCCGGCCCCTGTGGACTGTCACCCTCGACGGCGCCGTGTACGGACCCCAGGATTGGCAGCCACTCACCGACACTGAGGCTGAGGACCTCCACGACATGATCGACCTGATCGACGTGGATGCCATCATCGCCGAAGCCACACGATAACAACCATCAACCCACCACACGAGAAAAGGAACCCGTCATGCAGAAGATCGCCAACCACTTCACCCAGCTCTACACCCCCACCAACGACGACTGCCCCACACCCATCGACCTGACACGCTTCGAAAACCTCTCCTGCGACCACCTCGATTTCGAGGGCCTCGCCGAAGCCTACCGGCAGCGTGTAGAGACTGAACTCCACAAGCTACGCCCCAACACGTTCATCGCATCCGATGGCACCGTGTACAGCCATGACGAGTGGAAGCCACTCACCAGCGAGGAGGCGACACAACTCTACTGGAATGTGACACGCATCAACATCGGAAGCCTGCTCACCCTGTTCGCCCGATAAACCCCAGCCACACACAACAAGCCTAGAATCGCCTAGAAATACCCGACCTATATAGTTGTACCCCCAAGACCCGCAAAGCGCTAAAATGGCACTACAGGACGTCTTATAATGGAAAATAGGAGCAATCATGCAATGGACATGCCACAAGTGCGATAGCACCATCATCGGATACAAGCCAGAACACTGCACAATCTGCCACGAAACATTCACGAGTACCACCTCAGGCGACATGCACCGAGTAGGCGACCATGGAGTCAAGACAGGCCCCAATCGCCGCAGGTGCCTCACCGTGGACGAGATGGACGCCAAGGGCATGCAGCGCAACAAACTCGGATACTGGACCAGCGGTGGCACATCCTATTGGGCGAAAGAAGCCATCACCCCTAGCCACACAGGGATCGCTCACACAAGTTGAGCGCAGCCTTGACATGGAACACACCCGCCCAGCAACATGGATCCTGTCAACACAAAAAAGGAGACACCACCATGGTCACCACACTCATCACACCATCCATCACCAGCCTCTACAGCCGCCCCGAGGACGACCCCCTCGACCTCACCCAGCTAGCCGGACGGCACGCCAGCCACATCAACCTTGACGCCGCCAAACACGCCTACCGGGACGCCGTGGAAGAAGCCCTGCGCCACTACCGCCCCGACTGGACCCTCGCCCTCGACGGATCAGTCACCGGTCCACACAACTCGCAGCCACTCACCCCGGACGAGGCCGAAGACCTCGCTTGGGACATCGATGACATCGACACCGCCACCATCCTCCAAGAAGCCACCAAGTAACACCACATCAACACACAAGGGCCCCCGACGATGGGGGCCCCACTCTTTCACCCCCTAGGAAGGAACATCCATGTTGGCCACTATCGTTACGGCACACTACTCGCAGCTCTACCAAGATATCCCAGCCGCTGCCAGGATCCTTGACCTCACTCTCCTCGAAGACGACCCCAACCCGCACATCAACTTCACCCGGGCTGCCGGACTGTACCGGCACTCTGTGGAGGAGGCCATCCGGACACTTCGCCCCGACTGGTGGCTCACCGCCGACGGGGCCGTCTACACCCACAACACTGTGCACTATTTGAGCCTCGCCGAGCAAACCAGGCTCGCCCAAAACATCGCCGGCATCGACATCCAGGCCATCCTCAAAACGTGCATCACCCCTAGCCAAACCACATACGCTCAAGACTACTGAGCGAAACGTTGACAGTGGTAGTCCAGTCTGGAAATATTAACCATGTCAGCAACGAACAACACCCCGGAAAGGGGACAACAGCCATGAACAAGAAAACAGGCTACACCATCGCCGGCGCCACCATCGCCATCATTGTTGCAGCCTCCTTCCTGCCAGCCCCGGATGATAATCCGCCACTCGCCTCACAGCCAGCCCCGCAGGCCACCACAGCCAACACCGAATGGACACCCAAAACCGTCCAGCAGCGCAAGGCTGAGAAGAAAGCCCGCCAGGCCGCCGCGGAGCAGTCACTGCGAGCCGAGCAGGCCAAAACCCACCGGCAAGCCCAAACACGGGGTGAAGAAACCTCACAGGGTCTCACCATGATCACTGCGGCACACGCCTGCAATGACAAGGCTGAGCAGGCAGCTGCAGCACAGGGTGTCAAGTGGAACGGCAACCCAGACATCGACCTCCAACTCCACAAAGTCATCGGCGCCCACAAAGACACCTTTACTATCGCCTACGGTGCCACCGCCAAACAGGCCGGAGCATCCAAACTATCCGTCACCGTCCACTGCCTCGTCACCGGAACAGAAGAACACCCCAACGTCACCGACCTCAACATCAACCCGCAACAGTAACCCCGTCAAGGAGCCCCCCCGCCATGCCTCTCATGTCACACTATATCGCCAAGGTCGGCCTCACCGACATGTGCCACATCGTCCACGGTGCAGCAGTAAGCCTACGCACCGCCACCGATATCGCCGCCCGCATCGACACCCTCAAAGACAATATCGACCTCAGCCAAGAAATCAATACTCTCATCACCATCGAAACCACACTCAACGACATCTACACAACCATCGCACACAAAGCAGAAAACTACCATGAATGACATCACCAGCAACCACATTGAGCTACACAGCTACGAAACGTTCTTCACCAGCCTAGCCTGGATCCAAGGCGGCATCATCACATGGATGTACGCCACCGGCACCCCACACAAGGCAGCCCTCGCCATCATCGCCGCATGCGCCCTCACCACCCTCCTGGGCGCCTCCACACTCACCTACCAGCCCAAAAACACCAAATGATCACAACACCCATCCTCATCGCAGAAACCCTCGCCATCATTATTCTCGCCGTCGCCCTAGCCCACAACCCCAACCAGTAACCCACACTCAAGGAGCACACACCCCATGGATGAACCCACCCGCATGTACACCGACCCCAACACCGGAGCCCGAAAAGAATTGAAACTCTGCAGGCTCTCCCTCATCGACCCTACAGCCTTACACGCCCTCGGCTCCGTGGCAGGCTACGGCGCCACCAAATACGGCGACAACAACTGGACCGGCGGCTACCCGTGGAGCCACAGCGTCGACGCCCTCTACAGGCACCTGTTATCATGGCAGCAAGGAAACAACCTCGATGATGAATCCGGGCTACCCCACCTGGCCCATGCTGCCTGGCACTGCCTCGCACTCCTCGCATACCAGCAACACGATGCCGGCCAAGACACCCGCAACCCATGGAACACCCACAAAGGCGACCAGTAATGCCCCTAGCACAAAAACCGTCCACCATTGACCATCCAGGCCACATCTCCTACTCATCACTGTCACAGTGGGCCGAATGCGGAGAAAAATGGCGCCTATCCCACGGCTACCACGCCCAACACCACACCTGGTACGCCACCATCGCCGGCAGCGCCATACACCACATCACCGAACAATACGACCTACACCTGTACAACCCCACCGAATACCCTGCACTGCCAGACAAACTCTCATCCTTCACAAACATTTTCGACACCCAAATCGCCCTCGCAGAATCCGAAGGCACAAACATCAAACCCTCCGGCCGAATATGCAAAAACATGTGCGAGTCAGGCGGGCCACACAAAAAAGACTACAATTGGTGGATGATATACGGCCCCACCTTCGTGGACCGCTGGAAAACATGGAGGCGCAACCACCCAGAATACATCACCGCAATCCTGGACGGTCAGCCAGGCATCGAATACCCGGTAGAAACCACCCTCCCCGACGGCACCCAGATCGTTGGCTACATCGACCGGGTATTCACCGACACCGACACCGGCGAAACCTTTATACTCGACCTCAAAACCGGCCGCCTACCCGCAGACAGTATGCAGCTGCACACATACCGGTACATGCTTGCCCAACACGGCATCCATGTGACGAAAGGAATGTTTTGGACACCCGCTACCACCAAGGGAGACGAGCAATCGGTTGAGCAGGGCACATCCACCGAACTCATTGATCTTGACAACAACACCTACCGGCATGTATCATCCATGTACAGTCAAGCAATGAAAGGAATCAGCCAAGGCATCTTCGTACCCCACGTCACAGCACTCTGCAAAGGATGCCCCGTCAAGGACGCCTGCTGGGCCGTCAACGGGAAAGACGCCTACAGATACCCGATAGAAACCACCGTACAGCCACCCCAAACAGACAATAAAGAAAAGGAAAACACGTGACCGACGAGCACACCACAGACAGCGGAAAGCTAACTATCACACTCAAATACGGCGGCGACTACGCCGCCCCATGGACAGTCATCCGCGGAGACACCGCAGAAGACATCAAACAATCCATTATTGATCTGCTAGGAGGATTGAAAGACGAAACCGTCTCTGAGGACTGGGACCTCGCAACCCTCATCGCTAGCGCAGCAATCCTGCTTCAAGACCGATACGATAAAGCCGCCAAAGACTACGTCAACAAGATCGCCAACCAGGAAAACGAGATTATCATCGACCGGATCAACAAAGCCACCAGCAAAGCACAGCTAGCCGATCTCCTCAAACAGTACAAGAAGACCATCACCAGTAACAGTGACGTGTCTGAGGCGTTCCGCAGCAAACGAAACAGCCTCACCCGATAAAACCAACAAACAAACCAACACAAATAGTAAAGGAAACAACAGTTATGGGACTCGCCAACTACCGAAACAACAACAGCAACAGCACCTTCTTCAACCCGTCCCGAAACCAGGACGCCACCGCCATCGCCTTCAAAATCCGCGACGTGGAACACAACACCGAAGGCTACGGTGGACAGGTCGCAGACCGCATCTACGCCGATGTCACAATCTTCCACACCCCAGACGATCTCAACAACGGAACCCCAGAAACCATCCCCAACGCTATTATCGAAAAAGCCCGAGGCAACAACGATCGCCCACACTCCATGATCCGCGACCTCGAAGCCTACCTCGGCGAAGAACAAGCCTTCAAACTCGCCACCGTACGCACCAAAAACGGATTCAACGCGGTCGTACTCAAACCCCTCGACGACGCCATCTACGACCTCGTAGCAGCCTACGTCGACCAGCGAGACAACCAGCCCAACACCACCGGCAGCGACGATGTAGACATCGACTCCATCTGACCATCCACCCAACCGACAGATAGATTAAGGCTCCGATGCTCTCTCTCCAACGATCCTTCGAGAGAGCCTCCCAAACAGCCGCCGAGCTGCCCCGCATACCACAACTAGCACCCCTCTACCGCAACCAGGACATGCACATCCACAAAGGGGACCTAGTCATGATCGCGGGGCGCTCCGGCAGCCAAAAAAGCGGCCTAGCAATGTTCATCACAGCGATGCTCAACCAGCCCGCCCTCTACATATCAGGGGACATGACACCCTGGGAGGCCTCCACACGAATCATCTCACTCAACACCCAACACACCACCACACAGATACAACAAAACATCGACGACTACGGGCCAGAATACTATCGAGACAGCATCCACCACGGCCAAAACATCACCTTCTCATTCCAGTCACCCATCACCTGGACCGACATCACCATGGAATTGCAAGCCTACATGGAAATGTGGAACACCTTCCCACCACTCATTGTTATCGACAACCTGATGGACATCCAAGACTGCGAAAGTGACTACCAGGCACAGCAAGAAGCCATGCAATGGATCACAGCATTAGGTAGAGATACTGGCTCCACCATTATTGTCACCCATCACGCAACCGACAAAACCGGCTCCGACATCGAACACCCTCCAGCACGCAGGGAAATCAAAAACGGCCTCTCCGAAAAACCACAACTCATCCTCGGAGTCTCACTTTATGGTGGCGAGGATAACGGCAACGGGCTCACCATCCCCGCCGAGGCACGCATTGCTGTGTTGAAACAGCGCACAGGCAAATCCAGCCCAGACGGAACCCGATACGAACGGCTACGAGCCTACCCCGAATACACATTCTTCGGACCACTAGCCGAAAAACAGCCCTGGAACATGACCACAACACACAAAGGACTATGATGGCCACACAGCAGGCACGCAATCGCCGGGCAGGCGCAGAATGGGAAACACGATTATTGCACCAGCTACGCGACACCGGACACAATATCGAACGCCTCCACCTCAACGGTAAAGAGGATGAAGGCGACCTCATCCTCACCACCGGCAACAAAACCTACATTATCGAAGCCAAGGCGGGCCAGCCCCACCTCGCCGAATTCGTGAAACAAGCCAGCCGGGAGGCACGCAACTACGAAACACACCGAAACCGCGAAAACCAATCCACCATCGGACTCGTCATCATGAAACAGCGCAACAAACCCTGGAGCGAAGCCTATGTGGTATCAACCCTCAACGAGCTCCTCCCACACCTCTGACACCTGCCGCCTCCTCGACGCCCACCGGATACGCTACAACCCGTCCAGGAACGAGCAACACATCCTCTGCCCGTTCCACGACGACCACCAGCCCTCCATGAGCATCAACCTCGACAAGGGCGTCTGGTACTGCCACACATGCGGTGTCGGAGGAGGCCTCGCCAAACTACAACAACGATTAGAAGAAGAAAACCCGAATGTACGACAGCATACGCCCATACAACATTGCGGAACGCCGCCGAATCCAGAAAGCCTCAGCCCGCTACGAAACCCACCTCGAAAACATACTCGACCTCCTCTCAGCAAGAGGCATCAGCGAAGAAACAGCCCGCTACCACCACCTTGGATACATCGACAATGACCCCATCCCAGGACACGAAAACTACAACCAGTGCATCACCATCCCCTACATGTACCCCGTTTGGGGCGGCCCAGCCGAAATAAGAAAAATGCGTTTCCGCTGCTCACTCCAACACGACTGCAAAACCCACAACCACCCCAAATATTTGACACCAGCCGGGGACACAGGCTCCATCTACAACATGGCCGCCATGGCCAACCCGCAAACAGACATACACATTTGCGAAGGCGAATTCGACTCCATGATCCTCGAACAATGCGGATGGTCGGCCGTCGCCATCCCCGGGGCCACCTCGTGGCAAACCTTCTGGACCAAATTTTTTGAAGGCTACGACCACATCTACATCTGGTCAGACCCAGACCCCGCGGGAGACAAGATGGCCCAAACCCTAACCCAAGCATTACCGCAAGCCACCCATGTGCCCCTCGCCCTGGGGGATGTCACAGACACCTACCTGCAGGCCGGCAAAACAGGGTTGACACAAGCACTAGACACTGTGCTACAGTAAAACACGTCAACAACACGAAACCAGAAAGGTACACTAAAACATCATGGATCCCCTCGACACGTGCCCAATCCCCAACCGGCGCAACACCAGCCAAGCCGCCAGGAGGCGCATACGCCTCGCTATCTGTGCAGAAAAATGGGCTGATGGTGAAGACCCCACCTACATCATGCACACCTGGGGCACCACCTATGATGGGATGCGATCCATGATCCGCACCAACCCCGACATTAAACTACCCGACGACATGGCCAAGCGTTTACACAAAGTATGCCGGGAAGCCTACCCCAAAAACCAGCCCAACAGGCACCGAAGCGGATGGGACGCCTACGAGAAAAACTACTACACCCACGAAATACTGTTCCTCAACAAATTCAACATCCCAGCCCTCGAAATCCTCAACCGGCTCGACGTGTCATGGGCCATGTGGAAACAAATCATCACCGAAAACCATCTCACACGGCTACAAGACGAAACCTACAATGCGTGCCACTGGCACTATCTGAAACAGCAACACCCAGACTGGACCGACCAGCAAATCACACAAGCCCAACAAGCCGGGAACAACACCTTCAACCAGTTCATGCAAGACGACCAGCCGGTACTATCGTGAGCATCTCGTTCAAACCCACCACCAAAGACAAGCAAGCCATACGCAACATCATCGTCGACGCGTGGCTCGACGAAAACCAAGTACGAGACATGCCCGACAAGGTACTATCACACATCATCGAATACTGCTGGGACGCCTTCACAGCCAGCAACCGGTACGCCGTCGCAGCGCAATACTGGCGAGGCCAAAACCCACCCGACAACGAGCACCAGCGCATACTAGTCGGCTACTACAAAACCGCTAAACAAGCCATGAACTCGGCCAAACAATTCCACTGGAACACCCGGATGCAACAACAATGGAAAACATGGATACTCCCAGTCCACAACGGCACCGTGTCAGAGCATTTCACCAACCAGAAAACACTCTTCGACACACAAACCAGCAACCAGAGTAACGGCGCACTGCCCGAGCATCTACAAAACGTCATGTGCGGCAAAACACTCAACCACACAGACGGAACCATCACGTGGTGCACACGCAAACCAGGACACGACGGCGACTGCCGCACAGGATGGCAACCCACCACACAACCGATAGGACACCATGGCAACCAAAACTGAAACCCTCATCCAACGCTACGGCCGCAAAGCTGCAGACGTCCTCGCCGACAAAACCATCCCCGCCACACAGCTAGCCCAAATGCTCACCCAGGCAGGATACCCCATCTCCGCCACCGTCATCAAAGACTACCGCCGCAAACAAGCCCACACCACCCCACAAAAGGAAGAGGAGGATACCCAGTGATAGACAACATAGACCGGCTCCTCACACAACTAGCCAACCACGACAACGCCATCGACACCATCGACGACAATCTCGCCAACGGCACCGTACGCCGCACACGCATCTCCGAATGGACCTTACCCAACGGAGAAACAGGCCGATCCGTACAAAAAATCATCGACCACCAACCCGCAACAAACCCCTACCCTGTAGACGAACTCGTCAATAAACTAGCCGAATGGCAGCCACCAAAACCCGAACAAGACACCCACACCAGTAGCAGCAATACAGCCTTCGTCATCGGGGCAGGCGACTTCCAAATCGGCAAAGGCATCCCCGGCGGAGAAACATCACACTTCGCCGACGACTACCTACACTCCCTCACAGCCGCAAAACACTACTGGCAACAGGCAGGAAAACCGCAACGAGTCCACATCGCCTTCCTCGGCGACATGATCGAAGGATACGTGTCACAAGGCGGCAACAACGCCTGGCGCACACAAACACCCCTCACCGAACAAATCAGGCTCACCCGCATGGCCATGATGCAACTCGTCCACATGTTCGACCACTGCCACAACGTGACAGTCACATCCATCCCCGGCAACCACGGAGAAGCCGTGCGCTTCGGTAAAGGAGTCACCACCTACGACGACTCCTTCGACGTGGACTGCTGCCGGGCCATCGCAGAAGCCTACCAGCTCAACAACAACTACCCCAACCTACACTTCCACTTCCCCCAACGGGACGAAATGACCACCACCGTAGACGTGGCAGGCACACAAATCCTGCACGCCCACGGGCACCAATGGCGCACCGGCAAACAATACGAATGGTGGCGCGGCCAAGAATTCCACAACGGCACCACATCCCACATCCTGATGGCCGGGCACCGGCACCACCTCGAAATATCCGAGCAAGGACAACGCACCTTCATCCAATGCCCATCCATGGAAGGCGAATCCACATGGTACCGGCACAAGACGGGCACCACCGGCAACCCCGGACTCGTGTGCTACACTATCAACAACAAAACACCAAACAACTACCAGATAGCCAGGTAATAGTGCCATGAGCAGACGACCAACAAAAGCCGACCTAGCCACCACCGCATCGTGGGTGTGGGCCACAGACCATCATCTACGCACACTCAACCGGGCATGCACCAAAACAGCCGCACACTACCCCGCAATCAGTGCAGACGACCTGTACCAAGACTCTCTACTATATATTGCGGTGCGGGAACAATACCACAACCTAGACAACAAACACTACACCAAAATGTGTTACAGGGTAGCCAAACGGCTAGCCAACAAAACCATACAACACCTAGACCAGCCGAAACCCTTACCCGACATCATTCATCTAGCCGACAACCAAACAAGCAACTAAAAGGGAGAACACACACCATGGTTAAAACCACCATCGACGACGGCACCCAAACCACCGTGCTACAAACAGTAGGCACCACCACCACAGCAATCATCACCGACACCGAAAACCCCGAAACCATCACCGCCAAATACACCATCAGTAAAGACGGTACAGCCACCTACAGCATCAGCGGAAACACCTATTTAGGAGACCACCAACACATTATCAAACTCATGTACGACTACTGCCACTGCGTCGGACGATTCGACACCAACAACACCACCAACCCAGACAACCTCGACAACATGTTCAAGGGGTGACCAGTGAACCGAACCTACACCACAGCCGACATTGTTCAAGCCGCCCAATGGATCTGGAACGGCGGACCATGGAAACCATCAGTGGAGCCGGGCATGCCACCCCCACCAACCGCGCCACAGCATCACGGCAACAACATTGTCACCATGATCGATTTGCAGCTAGCCATCGACGACTACACCCTCACCTGCCAGCCATCCAAACAGAGGAAACACCTAGCTAGGTTGGCAGCATTCCGGGAAGTCTACGGATACGATCAAACCTACGCCACAGCCGCCCAACGATTGGGTGTCACCCGGCAGACTGTGAAACAGTGGGCAGAGCAAACACTGATGACGTTAACCGAGTACGCAAACAGCACATACTACATGCCAGACGATAACGAAGGAATGGCATAACACGATGAACAACACACACAACATCACCTACACCACCCTCAACACAGCGATACACCGTATCGTCCAACAACAGCCCACCAACATGCAACAACTACAAAACATTGTTGACAGTGTCGAAAACCAGTACGGTGTACCCATCTCCCTCGACAACGTGAACCTTACCGTCAACAATGTCAGCCTCGACGATCTCGCTATCGACCAAGACACGCTAGACGAGTGCAGCGAAATCCTATGGTTCTGCGACAGTGCAGGACACCCCACAAGCAACAGCAACACCCGTGGCAACAGCGAGGACCAGAGCCCCTACGCAAGCCAGGAAGCACTAGACTGGCTCGCCGGAATCGCATACCAGGCCAAACTATTACAGGCGGCAGCCGACGAGATCATGTGGGCTATCATCCGCCACCGCGACAACCACAAAAACGTTATCGGCCGGAACGTTCTCGACCAGGCCAACGAAACTATCTCTACCTGCCTCCGCCTGTATCAGATGCTCGAAGACACCATCGACAGCAACGAATCATAAAATACTATAGACACAAAAATAGTGCCCCAGCGGCAACCACCACACAATCGTGGCAGCACCGCTGGGGCACACATCTATATTCACTTATGCAACAGTAGACTCTACCGTGCCAACCTCCGACTCGGCAGCACGCCGAGGCTCATAGCCTACACCGAGATCCGCATCATCTGCAGGCTCGATCATGCCAGGATCCGACACATCCACCATGTGAGGCTCCACTATTCCAGGATCATCCGGTGGAACCAAACCCGCATCCACAACCGTGGTTTTCGGCTTACCGGCCACAAACGACGGGCTACCAAACGAGGTAGCAACCGACAGGACCGCAGCAACCGTAGCCGTAATCAGCGCGGATTCCCACGGCAAACCGCGAAACGACTCCGCAGTATACGTGACACCCGCCGTCACCCCCAACACAGCAACAAACGTTTGCACAAAAGTCTTTAACGCCCGCTCCAGCAAACCTAACCAAAACTGTTTACCCACAACAAACCACCATCACTTTTTCAAATCGTTGACAGCAGACTCGAGCCTGTCAATACGGCTACGACACTCCAGCACGTAATACCAGACACTCCACAGGGCATCCTTGGTGCGCCACAGCTTCCCCGTCACCGGATTCTTCACCCACGACAGGGCCTCGACACGTTTACCCAAATCACCATTCTGCACCTGAACCACACCAACATCATGGTGCAGCTTATTCACCGAACCAGTAAGCTGAGCAGACAATTGTTTAATCTGATCATGCAAGGCTTTCACATCAGCCACAGTTAACTCCCCACTATCTCCACTGCCGCCGCAGACGACGGCCATAAATTTGTCCCACGGAAACCACGGCCCCGGATCGTCATGATCCGACTGGTGCCACGCATCCGTCACATCAGTATGCCCGCACACACCCCGTTTGCCGGCCTTCAAATCGGATACGCTAAGTTTCCTTTTCGGAACACCATGCTTGTCACACAAACGTCTACACAGCACAGCGGCACGCTCAACCGCAGGCCACACCCTAGGATCCAGCCACTGCTCACGAGTGTAAGCATGCCCTGGCACCCGGAACGAGGCATGCGAACCCCCATCCGCGCAAATCTCGATACCCAAAGAATACGGATTCGGCGGGGCATGCCACCCAATCGTAGACTCCGACAAGCATTGCACCGTCTCCCCAATATCGCACACATAATGCGCCGAACCACCAGACGATGGGGAAGCGAAATAGTTTGCTGTAGACACAGCCCGTCCTTTACGCGAGGCGGACGGAAACCCCACATCCGGGCATGTTGCATGAATCACAACCCGGTTCACCGGACTATTCGAGCCGGCCGAGTGATGCGCCGCAGGAATGTATCTCACAACACGCCACCCCCAAACACTACCATCACAGCCACTCCTTTCTATTTGTTGGATGATATAGTCACTATAGGCGACGGTTTCACACCCTGGCAGGCCGCCGAACCCGACACGGTAGAAACCACACCGTCACTATATTTCACAACCAGGCTGCCCCCGGAACAGTGCACAGACACCACCGAGCGCCCATCCTTACCATCTTTACCGTCTTTACCATCGGATCCGTTCACACCGGCGGGGCCACGAT